AGATCCCGCGCTTCGATGTTGTCGTAGTCCGGCGCCGTGGGTTGTGCCAGCAGGGTGCCGGTTCTCCGATCGGTGTTTCCGTCAACGGCTTCGATGTCGGCGATGGTCATTCCGAACGCTGGGGCGATGTCTTCTAGGTGGGTTCGTTTGGTTATTGGGATACGCTCGACGGCCGCAAACGTAAACACCAGGTCAATCCATTGGCCGGTGGCTCTGACTCGGAAATTCCGGTATTTCATCCTGTCACCTTGTGGTGTGCCTTCTCGCCGTGGTAGTCCCGCCATGTGCTGAAGTGGTGGCCGTCCTGTTCGTAGAATTCCGGTCTTATCAATCTGCCGGTCGATGCTTCGACTAAGGCCTGCATTCTCAAAAGCGCCGGCATCGAGGTTAATGGCTTTTCGGTCACCACGTGGGTTAGATGGACGATGTGCGGCTCCTGTGGGCATTTCCCGGGTGTCCACCGGGCTTCGTACTCCGCCCACCCGTTCGATTCAATCCTTATGCTCGACAGCTCGACGTCAGCGAGTTTAGTCGGGCCGTGCTGGGCGATGTACTCTTCCAACGTGCGCTCGGTCTGGTAGACCACGATCTTTGTCTCCGGGCTGGCCCACACTTTGCTAACTGTGACTCCGTTGCCGAAGCTCCAGTTTTCCGGGAACCAGTCCCAGGTTATTCCTTCCTCTCTGCAGGCGGGGCTTAGTAGATAGTCGGTTTCCCGGCGCCACTCGTCTCCGGACGGGGTTACGGTGAATACTCCCTCTTTCCGGTACTGGACGTGGGGGTCGTGTTCCAGTTCGGCTAGGCATTCGACGTGTTCTATAGCGAGTTGGAGTCCGCCGGCGTGGAGTTTGTTCCGAGGGGCTCCCGCGTAGGTGTAAAGCATTAGCTGGTCGCAAACTCGTAAACGTGCAGCTCGTCGCATCCTTGGGTCTGAGCCGCGTTGATGGCGGTGGCTCGGATAATCAAGCTGGTAATCTCGACGGTGAGCATGTCGTTGGTGTCAAATAGGCCGGTAAAGTCATTGATTGTGTTTTCGTGGTTTCCACTCGCTGATTTGTTTACTTTGGCTATTCCGTTTTGGCCTCCGTTGTAGTTGGTGAGTCTGGCATTTGAGAAGTTGAATAAGCCTCCGGTTTGGGCCTCGTCTGTGGCCCCGGCTTGCCATCCGCCGTTCGCTAGGCTGGCAGCCTCTCCGACTACAGTCGCGTTAACCTTTAAGGCGCAGGCGGTCCGGGCGGCTACTCCTGATGTCTTTCGGGCGGCGTACATCATAAGGTAGGGGCTCAAGGCTGCGACTGTGAGACTCGTGGCGCTCAATAAGTCAACGGCGCTGGTACTGGTCGTGGTGGCCTCCGTGGTCTGGCCTCCGTCGCGTGTGACGGCGCCGCTGCCTCCGGCTGGGGCTGCCCAGCTCCCATCGTCTTTGAGAAAGTCTCCGGTATTGGTCCCCTTGGGCACTAACCCGTGGGCGCTTGTTGAGAAGTCCAGGTCGGTGTTGTCGTCGGGGGCGCTTAGGTTGTCTAGTTTGAGCGCATCGCCTCCACCGCTGTTGTGTGCGGCTTGATGGAGTTGGTTGTGGTGTTGGTTGACTGTCTGGCCGGTGGTGGCGCTGTGGGCGATTGCTGCAGCGGGGAGTAAGGGGACCTCGAACCAGTTGGTCCCATCGGAATAGTAGGTCTTTGCTCCGTAGTCGGTGGCGAGTACATCGGTGGCGCTGCCGTCGATGGTTTCGCTACCCTCGGTGGCCACTGTTATGTTGTTTGAGGAGGCGGATCCGGATTCGTCTTTGATGACGAAGACCCGGCCCGCCTTAACTTCCGCGGTGGGTAGCGTTACGGTGACCACACCGGCCCGGTTGACTCCTATCAGCCTGTCCCCGGCTTTTGCGCTGTATGTGGCTCCTGTGACGGCTGTGTACGCCTCTAGGAACGTCCGGGTGGCTGGCTGATTGAGCATTTAGACACTTCCTATAAAGTCAACCTGGTCATCGTTGTTTAAGGCGTCGGCGTTGTACTGGGACGTGGAGACTGGGTCGTCGGTCGTGACGGTGATGGCCTCTCCTGGGGTTAGGGTCATTCCGTCCGTGGACGACACGTCGGAGCCTCCGACGAATACATCACCGGTGTTGTCGCTTCTGGCCTTGAAAGAGATTGTCTTCACGTTCCCTTTGTGAGTGGCGGCAACACGGGTCCCGGCTGCGGTGACTTTAATGGTTCCTGAGATTACGGCCATGGTTAGGTTTTTCCGGCCGGTTTAGTTGCTCCACACGCGCATTTCCCGGTTGCCTTCCGGTAGCTGTGCTTGTGAGCCTTGCTGCCTTCAGTGACTGTTTGCCACTTGGTGGGGTGGCGGTTGATCATAGCCTTGGCTTGCTCTCGGTCGACTTCCGCCGTTTCGCCTGGGCCGAGTGTTAACCCGCCCCATCCCAGGGTATCGTTGCTGATGTTTTTAATGATGGTCATGGCTTATTTGTCGCAGGGGACGCACACCAGGTAAAGGTCTGCTTCCAACAGGGCTGCGGCGGCCACGAGTAGTTTGGCGTTGACGAAGTCGTTGGTCCCGCCCTTTAGGTTCCAGACTTGGCTGGTATGCTCGGCGTTGGTCCCGGCGCCCGCCTCTGACATTCCGACTGAGCCGATGGCGTCGGCGTCGATACCATCGAAGATGTCGTCTCCGGTCCCGGCTGCGGATGTGGTGATGTCCACGTCGATTACAGCGGTGGCGGTCCCTCCGGCCACTTTCACGTGGATGATGGCGTCTATGATATGGACTTCAACGCCGAAGGGGTTTTCAACGGACACGATGTCGTTGGCGGCTGCCAGGGCGTCCAGGGGTATTTTCAGGGTCATTGGCGCGCCGACTAAGTAGGCGCTGTTTTTGGGTGCCGCTAGAATCTGGTCTACCATCACGGCGGTGGGGTCTCCCTTGTCTCCGTAGTATTTAACCATTGGGCCTCCTGGGGCTGAGATTCTTTTCTATGGACCTGCGGGGTTTTGTCCGGCCGGCGGGGTTTTGGTTAGACGCCGGTGATGTTGTACTGCAGGGCGGTATGGGTTTCGGTGGATGCTTCGCCGGTCTGATCCTGCAGGGCGATTCGGAAGCTCACTACCATGATGTTCTGCCTCTTCTGGGCGTCTCTGACTGTCTCGATGGTTAGCTCTCGCTTGAATCCCATGCGCCATTGGGTCTTGTTGACCAAAAGTAACCGGCCTGTGGTCCCGGCCGTTCCATCGGTCACTTTCCCATCGGCTGCGGCCTTAACCATCTGCTCAGAGACAATTATCGGGATGCCTTCGACTTGTCCCAGCTGGCCGGTGAGCAAGGTGGCCTGGGGTCCAAACTTGTCTATGGTCTGGAAGGTGCTTAAGCCTACGGAGGCTAGGTAGGTCGCTATGTCGCACACGAAGGCGTTCTCTGATGGCCGGATGGCGTACTTCCCGGTCAGGCCACGCAGTTCGTTGAACATTCCGGTGCTGGCGGCGGCGTTGTGGTCGTTTGCCATGGCTGTGGCGGTAATTAGGGGAAGGTGTAGTAGGCCATTGAATCCCAGTAGCCATTGGGCCTTCCCTGCGTCGGTGGGTGTGATTGTTGCTCCGTCTGAGTTGATGCCGTTGGTAACTGTCGTGTCGGCGTTGAGCGCAACGTCGTCAATCACTTCCCTGGCGTTCCTCATCAAGGTGCGCCGGAGCTCTTCCATCATGGCGATGACGGAGTCTTCGTCCAGATCGTAGGACCAGGGCACCTCGGCTACTAGCTCAAAGGCGGTTAGGGTGCGGCGGGCGGTCGCTAGATTCGTGGATTTGCTGGCGACATTCTCGGTGCCCGGGTACCAATTCACATCTCCCAGCTGGACGGGGAGTAGGAAGGGGTTCGAGGGCATCTGGATGGAGTTAAACAGGCTGGCGACGGATGTCTCTAGGTTGACATCGTCCCACAGGGTGCGGGCTTCCTGGGTTTGGACCAGTTCGTCCCCGCTGCCTGCCGTGGTCGAGTCCATGGCGGCTTTGAGGCTTTGGCCCCAGTCTTCGAGGACTCCCGGAGCAATGCCTACTGGGTTAGTCTGCTGGGCGGTGAGTACGCTTCGCATCACTGCCAGGTCTAGGTTGTCCATTCCGGCGTATTTCCCTCCCGCGACTCGCATACGGTCGGTAAAGGAATTCCGGAGGTCTGCTCGGCGGGCTTCTCGTGATAGTTCCAAGAGGTTGGTCACTTGGGCCGTTAACCGGTTCATCTCCTCCTGGAGTGGGTCGACACGGGCGGTTAGGAAATCCTTAATCTCGGTAAGCTGCTGTGGGATGTCTACTTGTTGCATGGCGTTAACCTCTCAAGTTGGCGTTGAATTCCTGGAGTAGTCGGCCGGCGGGGTCCTGGGCTAGTTCGGCACTAAGTTCGGGATCCACAACAATATGAATTTGGCTCATGTCGATGTTAAGCGCTCTCCGGTTTTCGCTCGTCATCGAGGTGGAAAGTAATACGTTGACTTCGGATAGGTCGGCGAGTAGGGCGGCTGGGGTTAAGGTGCTCTGGTAATCGGCCTGCAGCGAGTCTTGTAGCTGGGCCTGGCGCAACGTGTCGGGCCTGGCGGGGAGTCCTACTATAGAGACTTCGAGAAGCTCTTGTTTGTGGGAGTGTATGCCTAATATTCGGGACTTGTCGTCTCGGCGCAACTCCCATTCAGTTGGCCGCCATCCGGTGCTGGCTCCATTTAGAAAACCGGTGTCAATGAGGTTGGCCAGTTCGGTGCCCATGGCGCTGGGGGCCATGGCGATCCGGGCGATGATGGTGTCGTCTACTCTGGTTAACCGTAGGGCTCGCCCTACGGGGGGATTGTTCCACTGATGGTTAAAGAATATGACGGGGTTTTTCTCGAATCGGGAGAGGTCCCAGCCGTCAATGTCGGCCATGTTTCCGTTGCCATCGGCTCCACCGGAAGTGATGGCGAAGTCAAACTCGGTGCGGGTTTGTGTGGTCATTACACTTTTGCCTTGTCGGATTTCGGGCGATTATACCACATGGTGTACTATGAGCTTTAGCGGTGCAAAATGTAGTAGGCAAGAGAAAAGGCCGGGCGTTTGCCCGGCCTTCGTCTCGAGGACCCGGGGGCTATTCGTCGGGTTCGATTTCCCGGTTTACGTCGTCTATGAAGTCTTCGAGGTTGGCTTCGGGTAATTGGTCAAAGAGGGTGACGATCTTGCTCAGTAGCAAGATGGCGTTCCTGGTGTCTCGGTAGGTCGCCAGGGTTAGTTTCTCACTCTCCCAGTTGAAGGTTTCATAGAACTCTACTAGCTCGGCTATGTCTTTTCTTCCCATGGTTTCGCTCCTTTCTTTTATCGGGGTCGGGTGGTTTGGAGTGCCCGGTGTACTTCCCTCAATACCCATTGGGGCTTTGATAGGTTGCTGTTCCTGGCAAGCTTGGCGATGTGGTCGGCCTGGTCCTGGGTGACTCTTATGCTGATGACGCGGCTTTCGTTTCCGGCTTTCGGCCTTCCGGCGCCCTCTCTTTTTCCCCCTTTTCCCTTGGTTTTCTCTGTAGGCATGATTTACCTCTGATTCGTGCGTAAACAATAATCAATGAGATTGACGCACAGCGACGGCGGAGGGTTCCGCCGTGCTGCGAGTCACCTGTCCTAGTTCCTCCGCCTCCTGTCCGGCTTCCCGAATGTCCATCTGCACCATTTGGGCTTGCTGCCTTCGGGGTTCATGGTTCCGCAATATAAGCCTCCGTGGTCAGATGCCTTTGATGTTCCGTGGGTTGGGCATACTGGCTGGTCTTTCTCGGCGCTCTCGATTACGGCTAGGCCGGTGGGGGCTTCCGGTTGGCCGGCGTGGGATTCCTTCCAAAGACTCGCCAGCTGCCCCTTTAACTGGTCGTATAGTTGGGCCTGTGAATCCTCCCAAATTTCCTCCGGTCCTAAAGTTCCTTCGGCTCCTAGTTCCACGGTTCCCCATGTCCGGGTATCAACTTGGCGGGACATTCGGATCGTTGCCTTGACGGTGGTGACGTTCATGCTGCTGCCTCACATTGGTGCTGGTTGGGGAATATGTCGGCGACTAGACATTCCTGGCAAGGGCCGGTCGGCTCTCTCCGCATAAAGTGATATGCCCAAACTGCCATCCGGTGTTTGCACCATCCAAAGGGCGAATGGCCTGGGGCCGCGTCGGGGCATGAACAGCCGTCGTCATCGACGTGGTAGAAGTCGTCGGTGGTGGCGCTCTGAACGACCATAATAAAAAGGGTTCTGCTGCTGCCGGGCTCCTTCGTCCAGACGGTCTTTACGGATTCCTCGTCAATGAGCTGGGTGGCTCTCGCCCATCGGCTTCCTATAGCTCTGCAGGTCTTGTCGTCTGACATCAGCATCCAAGTGTGTTCGTGGGCGAAGGCGTCGAAGAGGTCCATGTTGTCTTTAGCGGTTACGAGTGTCATTGGTGTAGCTCCTTCGATTATTCCGGTTCGTACAGTAGGTCTAGAAAGGCTCTAAGCAATCTCCATAGGCCGTCTCCTTTGTGGATTCTCCGGTCAAGCCATGGGAACAGTGGGCGTGTGGGCCGGTAGCTCATACGAGATACCCACGACCGATGCGGCCAAGGGCTTGGCGAAGTAACAGGGTTTTGACCATGGGGTGAGATAGGCCGGGGTTTTTCCTTGCCCACTGGCGGACTACACAGGCTGATTCACTGGGGCAACAGCCTGGGCACCTTCCTGGCGGGATAGGTACGATGGTTTCCTGCTGGTTACGGTTCATCATTGGCGGGCCTCCCTTTTTGCGGGGGGGCTGCTGCCACCCCTTACGGCAGGCGCTACGGTGCATGACGACGCGCCGGAAGGCCAGGGCCAAGGCGTAGCCATTGGTGTATTTACCCTGGCCTGTAGGGGTGGCGGCATGCGACGGTTAAAGCGCCGAAAGGGGGTGCAGCCACCACCGGGATTTGGAAAGCTTAGGGGATTTTGGCGAGGACACTTGTGCCTTCCTTTGATTGGACGAGCCAAAAACCCCGTGGGTCCCGGACGGAGTGGGGGCTTTGAATCGGCCTTCCTTTTCGTCAGCCCCCAAACCCCAAGCATACGACCATCTCCACACCCACCTTTGAAGGATAAGAACCTCCGAACCTCCGAACCTCCGAACCTCTGAACCCAGCCGCCCCCACCTTTGAAACCTCTGAACCTCTGAAGATTTCACCTACGCCGTTCCTGACGGTTAATCAAGCAGGCATCGAGCATAACGCTGGATCCGCCGAGACGACCACACCCCCACGGCACCTATCGGTCACGTGCCCCAAGACGAGGAACGGCGGGGAGTGCTAACCGCGCACACCCCACATATGAAGGGCCGGCCAGGAACGGGCCGAAGGAACGGGAAGGTGTGGCCTGCGGGCCACATTGTCTGAAGATGGCCCAAAGGAAAAGGCCAGAGGTTGAATACCGGCCTTGTCCAGATCGGAAGAGCACACGTCTGAACTCCAGTCACCTTGATGGATCTCGTATGCCGTCTTCTGCTTGAAAAAAAAT